ACAAATCTAAGAGGTATGTATGATAACCTCTGAGTGCTTAGTGCACCTTCATCAGCATCTTGGTCTTGTACTGGATCGGTAATAGTTGTATATATAAATTTACACTGGTTTTGTGTATCTAGTTTGGTAAATAGTTCTATGTCTTCTTCTTTTTCTTTACATTGAGAAATTACTTCACTTAAATTAATTGAGAAATTACCACTGTAAGGGTCTGGTACGTAATCGGATATTGCATGAAATATTGTATGAAATATACTTTTGTTCTTTACCTCTGTAGTGCTTTCTGAATTATTTTCTTCACCTTTGGGTGTTTTCGATATTTTTGCACCATCTGAAGTTTCACCTGTTGCTAAAGAGTCTAGAATTATACCTTTAGAAGATACTTTCATTGTACAGTCATAACCACCGTCTGGTCTAAAACTATAACTGAAGTTGGTAACAAACCCAAAAAATCCATCATAATTGCAGTCTGTTTCATCTCTTTTATTTTCTAAAGCCAGCTCTATGTCATCTATAGTCTGTTTACTAAAAATAAAATTCTCATCTAGTGCTGACTTATTACCTCCAAAAGTATTTTTATCACCACTGTTGTCAAGATATATCGAATGACCAAATTCAACTATTACGTTGTAACCTGGGCGTAGGTATAACTTTTCTGCTTGTTCTAAATCATCTAACGTCCAAACTACAAATTGTATATCTGCCTGTCTTAACGTACCGAAAGTATTATATGTCTTTAAATTGAATGAAGTAATACCTGGCATAGGTCTATAGCCTAGTCCAAATCTATCTCCGTAGTTATTGTAAGCTTTATCTGTACGGTCAAACCCAATACCCTTGTCAAAATTTACTCCTGCTCTAGTTGCATTTACTCCCCTCTTACCACTTTGACTTTCAGTCATAGTACTACCCCCGTGTAGAATAAACCTTTGAGCAGGACCGGAATAGCTCTTCTGCCCATCTGCACTTAGTATGTTGCTACCTGAACTTACTTTAACCCAACCTGTATTTTGATTGATTGCCGCTAAATCTTGAGCATTCTTACTGTTGTTGGCTGTAATTTCTTGTCTAAGTTTTATTTGAGTACGAACTTTACCACTAAGTGGTGAGTAAAAAGTTTCTCCTGGTTGTGTTCTGGCCATTATCTGTTTGCATTTATAGTGTTGTATAGGTTTATGGCATCGGTTGGCTTAGAAGGTATACGTAGTTGTATACCCGGCTGTACTGCTAAACTATCTGTTTTTGAATTATTACAACTTGCTATAATCCACCATAACCTACTATCTTGATAAAACCTATGGGCTAATGTATCATATCTATCTGTGCCTGTAGTTATAATGTAAATGTCATCTTCAGTAGCAGGGATAGAAGGGTAGATAGGATTTGTATAGTATCTTCTACCTTCTTCATTAGTTAGTATTTCTGTATTTCTATATCTCATTACCCTTGAAATTCTTGAGTATAACCGCTATTGTTAAGAGTTTCTTCTGAAAGACTTAATTTATCTATTTTGTGTTCTCCTACCACAACGTCAGCCTTATTAACTTTAGTACCAAAGTATTTTTCTCCTTTGGTAAAATCTAAATCTGATTTGACATTAAAAGTATGTATAGGAGTAAATTTAACTGACACATCTAATAAATGAGGTACCTTACTTACTTCCTTATCGTTGTCTACATCTATTTCCCAAGGATAACTAGTGTTCCACGAAAGGTCGACTCCTGTTATAAAACCATTTTGTCTGAAAAGTAAATCACCTACTGTGATTCTAGTAAGAGTTCCTCTCATAAAATTACCTTCTTTAGAGTAGCTTGGAGCTGTAGTAGCTGCAAGTAAATTTAGTTTACGGTACATCTTATTAATATCTTCTTTTTTAAATGCAGCTACTTTAAAACCGAAATTTATATCTCTACCGAAACCTTGATAGGTGTAAAATTGTTCTGCTCTACCTATATACTGTGTACCGTTCCATGTACCTGTATAATTATCTGTGTAGGAATCTAAAAATGCATTAAAAAATAATGTATTACTAACGTCTGGTGTTATTGAAGAAAAACTAAACGGTATTAATTGTTCACCGTATGCTTCTTGTATTTCAGTTTCATCTTCTAAACTTGTATCCAAAACTGTGCTTTCAATTACATCTTTTGAAGCAATTTTATTATTCCCAACTCCTACTTTATATACCAGTGGGTTTTCTACAGTTACCTCTTTTCCTTCTTTTACTATTGTATTGATAGCACTAACAGTAACGTTTGAGCTTTTTTTAACCTCATTAGCTACTAGAGTAACATTTGGACTAGGAGGAGTGGATGTATCTTCTGAATATCTAGGGGTAGTTTTTGTGTAGGTATTACTACCTATTTGATTTTTTTCAAATCCTGAAATACCTTTGCCGAAAAAATCTGTGTAAGGACCTAACTCTTCTGCGTTATTACCTTCTACAAAACCTGCACCTGTACCAGTTAACTCATTATTACCTACTACTGCATTTCTAATATCTTCTGCACCAAATTTTCCTAAACTAAATTTTGCTTTAAGTTTTGCTATACCTTCTGGTATACCTCCTCCATCAAAGCTACCTCCACTTCCTGCAGATCTATAGTTACTTACTCTTTCCTTTAACCTACTTACTACCTTGCCAGAACCTTCAGGGTCAAATCCTATTTCACCTGGTGATGATTCGGTATCTAAATTAACAGTGTTCTTAAGAAAGTTTTTAAAAAGTTGTTTTGCAACTCCTCCGGAACCGCCTACATTATCAAGGTAAAATCTACCAGATGTGTTGTTGATAAAATGAGTACCTGTACCGTTTACTGGTATTTGTTTAGCTATGTTGGCGGTGAATCCTACATTACCTAATATGGTACCCAATGCTCTTGCACCTACTTGTCTGAGAAAATTACCAGCTTTGCTACCTCCTTCTTTATTTGCTTTATCTACATTACGATTTAGTTCCTGCTGACTTTGTTGAAGGATGGCATAGTTTTGTTGGAACTTGGATCCACCTGCAGTACCTAAAAACTTTACAAACCTTTGGAGATCTGTAGTTCTAGAAGTTATAGGGTTGTAACTAAAGTTAAACGGTTTACTTATAAGTGAGTTAGGACTTGGATTATCGGGATTGACATGTATACTGCCTTCAGTATCATACCGTACACGTTGAGATCTAGAGTCTATTGCCATTTAAAAAATATAAGTACACAACTTATGTTAAGACGTTACTGTAGACTTATTATATATTTTTGCAGGGTCTATATCTTTTCCATACAGAGAAGATAAACCACCGTTCTTAGCTAAAGTAGATGTAGGGCTAATCTTTAAACCTAATGAGCCGTTTTTATGAGGTACATTAAATGTATTGGAATATAAAGCTGCTTTAGCTGCTTCTCCTTGACTATCTAAATCATTCAAAGATACTGTATTGTGAAGGTCTGAATTGTTTTGAGTTACAAATCCAGGTACATCGGCACTGGAAATATCTTTTGAATATCCATGAATAGATTCAAACTTTTTATCAATTTGTGATCTTACATCAACTCTGGGTATTGTATTTGCCATGATTTGTTATTTTAATATAAATAGTGTTTAAGAAGGTAAATTATTAGATGCTGCAAAGATAGATTGACCTGCTTTGTAACCATCTATATATACGTCTCCTTTAATATTCGAAACTTCACTTATTAATTGCTTTAGAAGTGCGTTGGTTTCTTCACCAAACTTAGTACCTCCTGCCATTATTAAAGAATCTTTCGGATTAGTTCTTATGGTAAAGTCATCAACATCTATATGTTTACTTGCTGCAGCAGCCTGATCGTCGAATCCGTCTGGGTATAATTGAGGGTTTGTTTGGATATCCTTTAATAGTGTGGAGTTTGGAAGTACAGTAGGTGCCTCAGGATTATTATTTCTATATATTGCTCTTGCTCCTGCTAGGTCGTCAGTATCAAAGTCTTTCAATGTGATACCTTTCATATTGGTAAAGTACTTAGTACCTCCAAAAGAAAGATCTTCAAATATTTTTGCTCCGGTTCCTCCTAATGCTTCCGTCATGCCTGCTGCTCCAGTTTCCCTTAACTTACTACTAATGAAAAAGTCACCAAGATCTTTTACAGTTTGGAGTATTGCTGTTAGAGGTAACAGTACCTTTGAGCCAAGAGACCATACTCCTCTACCAATTAACCTAAATCCATTTCTAAATGCTCCTTGTGCTACTGCTCGAAAACCATTACTCAAAGTACCCATTCCGTTTTTAAGTGCTGTACCAATACCAAACGGTAAATACTTAACTAACTTCTGAAACATAGTTTTTAAGCCTCCTTTAGTAGCATCCAACGTTATCATTGGGTTCATAACTGTACCTTTGGACATCCCAAATAATGACATTAGCATCTGGTAACTTTTTCCAGCGATACCCAATTTAATTAAAGTTGAACCACCTTTTGACATCAAAGCAAGGAATGGTGATTCATTTACTTTATCTGTTAGTTTGTCTATTTCAGTCCTGGTCATGGTTCCAAATTTAGCGACACCGGCTATGGAAGCGGCAATTGGTCTTATCATTGTAGTAAATACATCTACAAGAGGTACTAACATATCGAGTAACGGTGCAGCAGCTTGTTGTAACTTACCCATGGCCTTATTAATCTTTTGCTGTACACTAAGTTGTTTAGACATACCAGGAACCATATCAGCCATTCTATCTGCTTCTTCTTCGCTATAACCATCTTCTATAGCTCTGAGAGAAATTACTTTGGCTAGTTCATTTCTAGTCATTCCAACTGCTTTTGCAGCAGCTTCTTGAGCTGCAACATTTTTAGTGGCAAAGGCTTGCATTACGCCTTCTTGCTTGCCGATTTCTGATGCAAGGGTAGCCATATCACCTCGAAGGGCTGCCTCTCTAGCTTTTGCTAAATTTATTCTTTTACCAGTAAGTAACTGTGCTTCTAATTCTGACTGTATAGAAGATTCAAAGTCTAGCATACCGGATGCTATACCTTCTAACTGTTGCAGGTTGAGACCTAACCTCTGTGCTTCTGCTGTTGCTCTACCTAACTCTGCAGGGTTGTTACTTAAATTGAGTGCTAATGCTCCTGATAGTTTAGAAGCTTCACCCATTGCTTGTCCTAAATTAAGAGTGGTTCCGCTTGCTACTGCTACTTCTTGAGCTCCTCGGAATGCTTCATCAGTGAATTCTTTTGCATTAATGCCACTTAGTGCAGTATTGAGTGCTAATTTACTGGATTCTTCTGCTGAGTATCCCAGATGATCTCCTATACTTCTTATTACTCCTACTTCTTGAGAAGAAAATAAGGTAGATAGGTCACGGCCAGTTTCTTTTGCAAACGCAGCCATTAACTCTAAATTCTCTACATTTGTTACAAGTTCATCATTCAGACCAGCAAAAGCTTTTGAATTCTGACCAGTTAGACGTTGTAGGCTGGTAGAAGCTTCATCCATGGCCATAAAACCTTTAACCATACTAGAAATCAAGAACAGTGGGTCTGATAGTTGTTTAATAAACTCTTTTCCTGTTTTCTTTAGTGCTCTGAATTTAGCACCTAGAGTATTGGTAGCATCTACTTGATCGTAAAGTGCCTGTACTCCTTCTTCTGAGGTTTCAAGAAACTCTTCAGCATTCTTTAATTTTACCTTCTGCTGTGTTAAAAATTTCTTTTGAGCTGCCGTAGGTCTTAATCCATTACCAATTCTTTCCTGCAATTTAACTATAGCAGCTGATGATTCTTTAATTTCCTCTTGTGCTTTTTCATATGCACCTGCGTTTGCAATATCAAACTTTTTAACAGCTGCTTCACGTATAGATTTACGTAATTCATCATCTAATCCTCCTTTGATTTCATCTAATGATTCGGCAAAACCAGTTAACCCTATTGAACTAGCAAGATTTCCTATACCAGTAAGTGCTCCACCGGTTAGTTTAACTGTATCTAAAACTCTACGTTCTAAATCTAACCTAAATCCAACGAATTGATTAGCTCTTTCTTATGCTTTGAATGAACCTTGATATGCCCTAAGTAGTGCCTCTTCGTATTCGTTTAGGTTGCGTAAACTTAAGTCAGTGTTTTTAGAAATACCTTTTTCTGCAGCTAAACGAGCTCCTGCTAACTTCGTCTCTTCTAATGCTGATTTAGATCTAGATTTGAGTTTTTTAAGTTGGCTAAAAGAAATTCTATCAATTCCAGCTTCTTCATCTGCTAACTGTCTTACAGTGTTGACTATCTCTCTATAAGCTCTTTTCCCCATATTAAGAGAGGAATTAGCTTTATCAATTTCTGATAAGTTAGCTTTAAGCTGTTTATTAAGGTTGTCGAATACACTGGACAGACCAGAAGCTTCACGTTTAGCGTTCCTTACTAATTTACTGAAATCTTCAATTTGTGAATTAGCAAGTTTGAGATCTTTTGTAGGTATGTCAAAAAGCTGTTTACCAGTGAGCTGTTCATACTCCTTGTTAAGTTTCTCTAGTTCTACCCTAGCTTTCTTTATGTCGTCATATTCTGCCATCAAATACTTTATTATAAATAGGAAAGGCCCTATTTACGGGCCTTAGAAATATAGTCTGGTTGTCTTATTGCAGGACCTTTAGGTATTTCATCATCTAAAGTTTTTTTCTTTCCTTGTTTATTGACTTCTTTATAGTAGTTTTGTAGTTCTTCAAAGGTAAACGCTCTTAACCAAATCGGCATATTGTAGACAGTGTCGTAATCGTAACCACCTTTACCATGAAATACTATTTCATGAATTTGTTTAAATAAACCTACCCTATAACTATGCGTCAGGCCAAAGAAAAGTCACCCCGATTGGGATATCTACCCCCTCCTCTGGGCCGTCCTCTGGATAGAAAGTTAAATCTATGTCTGGCTGTATAGATGCATAGTAGTTTCTGAATGCTCTAGCATCCCTAGCTAGAAACTCATTATCAACAAAACTTCTGATTCCTCCTTTGTCTGTAACACCGTCTACTGACTGTATGATGTATTTTAATCTAGTGGATAGTTCTGGACTACTGTCTTTGTTAATCTTTTGCAATCCTTTTACCTCACTATCGATATCAATTTCATCTTTTTGAGTTAAAAACTTAAATAAAAGTGTTTTCTTAGTCGTAGGTAAGGTAAATTCAAATTCGTTTTTACGTTCCTTAAAAAGATCAGCATTAATTGGTTTAGAATCTAATTTAGATAAATCAACACTAACTTTTTCTCCGCCGTAGTTGAATTCATATATCTCACCGTATCCTAAAATACGTGAGGCAACTAATAAAGCATTTTTATCTCCAGAAAATAAGTCTGAATATTTTACGCTCTTATCAACTATTAATGATTGTACTAGTTTATCTATTACAATTCCTCTTTTAATGAAGTTTTGATTGGTAAGTATGTCTTCTTCCTTAGCAGTCATATATTTCATCTCAATCTTACCAGAAGATAAAGGTGAATCCTCAGGATAAAGTAACCCTTTGGTAGGTAGGTCGATAATTTCGCTTGGAAATTTAGTCTTTTGTTCCATAAATTTTATTGGTTATAACTTGTTTATCTATAAATATATGAACTTTAAATTTAATGACCAACTATAAAATAGGAAAACCGGCAATAAAGCCGGCAATCCTGGTGGTTGGAGGTAAAATTTTAGTAATTTAGTACACAGTAATCCATTGCTATAGAAATTGTAAGCTCTGCAACTTCTGAAGTGCTCCAATCAAATGAACCTTGACTCATTGAAGTAACAAATGCTCCACTGATTTTCCATTCACTGACTACGTCTCCTACTGGTCCTAATATTTGTAGTGCTATCTCTTTTTTATAGAAATCTCTGTATCCTGCTCTACCTGTTACTGATTCGTAAGATAGTCTAGCCCAATCCATTACTGCTTGTGCTCCTGATGGTGTGATTGGATCATATAATGTTAGATCCATGTTACCCCATTCTCTCTTTCCTCGAATTTTAGTATATGTGTTTATATGGTCAAGCTTTACTACTTCGTCCTCAAAGTTAGGAGCAGTAACATTTTTGACCATAAAACCTGGTATGCCGGCGGTTTCCATTGACATAAGAAACCTATTCTGTACTTTAGGTTCGAATATCGCAGAATTTATTGCGGTTGATTGTAATACTGCCATGTCTTTATTTTATTATAAATATTATAGTTTTAAATTATGCGCCAAAAGTTGCTCCAGAAGGTTCTACTGTAAAGTCAAGTACAATATATTCAACTGTTTTAGCAGGTTGTATAAAGATCTGACCAATCAATTGATTTCTGTCGATAACATCTGGTGTGTTGTTACTGTCGTCCATTACTACTCTATAGGCATATAATCCTTGTCTCTGTACTACAGAATCTAAATATGGATTAACTTGTGCTAAAAATGCATTTCTAGTAGATAGTGTATTTTGTTCAAATACTAATTCTCTAGATATATCTCCTACGAATTTTTTCAATGCAATTAGTAATCTTCTTACATTTACTCTATCCAAAGCTGATTTTTTCTTCTGTAAGGTCTTTTGACCAAATACTGAAATGCCAGCTCCTGGGAATGTAGCAATTGGGTTAACATTTGCGTTATATAGTGTATCTCTTTGCGCTCTTGTTAGCTTTCTCTCTGCTTGGATAACGTTAGGTATTCCTCCTCTTGTTAAACCTGCAGGTGCGAACCAAGGTGCTGCTGCTCCATCTGTAAAGGCATATACTCCTGGTATCACTGTTGATGCAGGAATCCATTCATTTTTACCTGTAGCTGACTGGGTTTGTAGCCATGGCCAGTAAGCAGCTGTATAAGAACTATTTACTGTTGCTGCTCCAGCTGTTACATTACTAACTGTTGCGCCGTATTGCTCTATATCTATTACTGCTATTGCATCACCTCTAGTTTGTGCTAAAGATATAATAGAATCTAATTGTGTTTTGTGGTTACCGAAGTCATAAATAA